AATATGTAATTAAAAAGGGTATCAACAAAGGTAAAGTTGCTAAATGAAACGGCAACACAATACAATGTTAATAGGTTTATTAGGTACAATCCTTTTGGGATTATCTACTTATGTATTGATGACTATTGTAGAACTTCAAGTTCATCTAGGAATGTTAACAGAAGAAATTATGTCAATAGATAAACAAATAGGAAGAATATATAACCACATGGATAGGTTAACTAGTAAATGACTTTAAAAGCACATCAAAACCCAAGTGGTGGATTAAACGCAAGAGGTAGAGCTTACTTTAATCGTAAAGATGGTTCTAATTTAAAAGCTCCTACTAAAGATAAAAAATCTAAAAGACGTAAATCATTCTGTGCTCGTATGAGTGGAGTTCGTGGTCGTATGACTGATGAGAAAGGAAGACCAACAAGAAAAGCATTAGCTTTGAGAAAATGGGATTGTTAATTAATTATGAGTGAAAATAATACAGAGAAAAAACTAGGAGAATTGCATCAGCAATTAACCGAAAAATTACTAGAAAAAGTAAGGGATCCAGAAGTTAAATCTGCGGATCTAAATGTCGCTAGACAGTTCTTAAAGGATAACAACATAGATTGTATGCCTGCCGAGAATAACTCTATGTCAAAACTAGCTGAGGAGCTTCCGTTTAAGCTCTCTGACGTTATACAAGGCAAAGACGACTTTAAACAATAAAGAGGAATCTCAGGCCATCTGTGGCTGATTAAAAGGTATAAAATGAAAGAAGTAACCCAAGATTTCAGGAATTTCCTGTATCTAGCTTGGAGACATTTGTCTCTGCCTAGTCCTACCCCCGTGCAATTTGATATAGCTGATTACTTACAAAATGCACCTAGAAGGGCTGTTATTCAAGCATTTAGAGGTATTGGTAAGTCATGGATATGTAGTGCCTTTGTATGTTGGAACTTGTTGAGAGATCCACAATTAAAGTTTCTTGTGGTATCAGCAAGTAAAACAAGAGCCGATGATTTCAGTACATTTACAAAAAGACTAATTACTGAGATGGACATACTAAAGCACCTTACACCTAGAGCAGACCAAAGGGGAAGTAATGTTTCCTTTGATGTGGCTCTAGCAAAAGCCGCTCATTCTCCGTCAGTTAAGTCTGTCGGTATCACAGGACAATTAACAGGTAGTAGAGCAAATTATATTATCTCTGATGACTGTGAAAGTTTAAATAATAGTTTAACCCAAACAATGAGAGATAAACTAACTGACAACGTAAAAGAATTTGAAGCTGTCTTATCTCCACAGGGTAAAATCGTATTCTTAGGTACCCCACAATCAGATATGTCTGTGTATAATGATTTAGGTGCTAGAGGATATGAAACTAGAATATGGACTGCCCGTATGCCTGAGAGCTCTAAGATGGTTAGGTATGACGGAAGATTAGCACCTTATATTACTAAACAAGAACTAGATGAATATGAACCGATAGATCCTAAAAGATTTGATGATTTAGATTTAAAAGAACGTGAAGCTAGTTATGGTCGTTCTGGTTTTGCTTTACAGTTCATGTTAGATACTACTTTATCAGATAAAGAAAGATACCCTCTTAAGTTAAGTGATTTAGTAGTCATGGACATTAATAATGACATAGCACCTGTTAAGATTGCTTGGGCAGGAAGTCCTGAGTATGCTTGTGAAGATTTACCCTCAGTAGGTTTTACGGGGGACAAATACTACAAGCCTATGTTTAAGTCAGAAGACTTTGGAGATTACAAAGGATCTGTTATGGCCATTGACCCTGCGGGTCGTGGTCAAGATGAATTGGGAGTTGCCATCGTAAAACAATTAGGTGGTAATCTATACGTGCAGAGTTGCATGGGGCTTAGTGGTGGGTACACAGAAAGTAATCTAACTAAGATTGCTACAATGGCAAGAGATGCTAAAGTTAATGTTATTATAGTTGAGAGTAACTTTGGTGATGGTATGTTTACTCAACTATTAAAACCTGTAGTCCAAAGGTATTATCCTTGTACTATAGAAGAAGTTAATCACACGAAACAAAAAGAATTAAGGATAATTGATACTTTGGAACCTGTAATGAACCAACATAGGTTGGTTGTAAGTCCACAGTTAATAAGACAAGACTTTGATACTAAAGATCCTAACTACCAATTATTCTACCAACTAACTAGATTAACTAAAGATAGAGGTTCATTAAGGAATGATGACAGACTAGATGTCTTATCTATTGCAGTAGCCTATTGGGTTGAACAGATGGCAGTAGACAGTGAGAGAGAAGTGGTGGAACATAGAGATCATCTTTTGAAACAAGACCTAGAGAAGTTCTTAGATGGTACTCTAGGACGTAAATCAAAAGGCGACACTTGGATATAAGACAATCAAGGCTACAACTAATACTAGATAAACCCCTATAGTATATTCTTATAGTATTATATCTATAAGTATTAGTAGTATATACACTATTAGATAACACATATGTATATTCACTAGGTATACACAGTGGAGAAGTAGAACTAGATGTTGTAGTAGATAAGACTACCACCATACTTTTGCAAGAAACCTTAAATAAGCTATATTTGGCGTAAGGTCTTAGCGACAGAGTTAGTCGCTGACATATTTATAGTATCGATGTCAATACTTTTGTTGTAAAAATATGAATGGGTATCTCGGTAGCATACACTATCAAAAAACCCCCGTACAACCAAAGGTTGTACTCTAAGAAAAGTCGTTAAAAAGTGACAATTAGCAACAAGTCACACAAAGGATATAACATCTTTAGCGTTTATTATTGGTATTGGTTGTTTTTATTGGTGGTGGGTTGTGAAAGTCACAGGGCGTATCTGTTTTTTTTCGTTTAGTCGTTAAGCGGTCTTATGGTTTGGACAAATAAAACCGCTTATTGAAAATAGCTACCTGCTATTAGTTAAGTCGTTAAGATTAATACAATGAAAACAAACAAAGTTAATACACCGCAATAAAATTGAATACTACTCATTGTTATTATTAATCTCTAAGTTGATCGACTGACTTTCAAAATTAAAACTAGTTTGAGGTGTGTATTCTCGGATATTAACCGCCCTAACTGATTTTAATTTCAATGGTGTTGCTAGTTTTAAAGTCGGTATATTATAAGAAATATTATTAAATCTTTTCTTATACCTTAACTCAAAACTCTCAATCGGTCTTAATGTTTTATCAATAGCTGACTTGGTAAACCTAGCATTGAACTCATTAAGAATAGCATAATCGGAATGATTAACCGAAACCCACTTTAAATAGTCGTTAACATCTGTCGCTGAACTACAACTATTCGACTTAATATAAGTACATAGACTATGTATAAATTCCAAATATCTATATATAGTTTTAGCGGATAGATTGCCCTTGAACACTCTAAATTCAAGCGTCTTTTCTAAGGTAACATTTATCGCACTCGTTCGGTTTAGATTATAACGATTTTTATTATAGTGAGATATATCATAGCCCGAGTTAGTCGTAGCATAACTATTGTCTTGATCGTTAAGCAATCGACCGCCCACACTACAAATATAATCATAGTTAGAACGCTTGTTCATAAACTGTACTAACTGACCAATTTGATAATTGGTAAACAGTTTTCTAGGGACGTGAATATGAATACCCGTTTTATAATCTCTATAACTATTAAGATAATCCTTTACTTGCTTTTCGAATTTAAAATAATAGTCGGTTTGTTTAGCATAGTCTAAAGTCATAGGAACAATGTTTAATTCCAAACCTCTATGACCTAAAGAACCGTCATGCTTTGCGACCGCCGTTCCCGATAATATTTTTTCTTCTAACATTTTAATAATATTAGTCGGACACCTAGCTGATTTATTACACTCAATTTCTAAACCTAAGTATAACAAATTATCTTTATGCTTTTCTTCATAAGGCATAAATGCGAACGGTAATTCACTCGCAATCTTAAAAGAATAATCTCTCAATCGATTATTATTACTCATTAGATTTATTGACGGGTGGTCGTTTTTAACTTTACTATCATAATTAAAAACAACAGTTTCCTTACTCGTTATATACTGACCGAAACTGTCGTTTTCTCGGTCATAGTCATAATTAGTATCGATCGAATAACTATTGTTTTCACTTGATCTAGCGGTGTGTAAACGACAAAACTTTCTTAAAATAAATAAGTCGTTAAGATCGTTATATAAACCGCTATAAAATACCGAGTAATTATTTTTAGCAACAAACGGTACTAGATATTTTTTATAATCAATACCCTTATAAAATGAGATTAATTCATTCTTTCTAAACCAAAGCCCACTAATATAATCTTGATTAATAAGTTTTGAATAATCCCACTCAAGATAATCAAACACCGCTTGGAACGAATTAACCGCTTGAGAATAATACCCTTTTAATACTCGGTTTTTTTGTGATCTTCTAACGACAAAACTAACAAAGTTAGTCAATCGGTTTTCGTTCTTACTCAACCACATATAGAGATCGAAAAAGTTTAAATCTAATCTATGTTGTAGGCTAGGTGTACTCTCAAGATTAAAATTCGATCTAATTCTTGTCCATAGATCACGCTTAACATCATTCTCGAGTACAGTATCTTTTTTTAAACTTGAGTAAGTATTACGAATAAACGCATAGCAAATTAAACTATTAACGTAGATATTCAGTTTAATAAAAACTTGAGTATTATTTACACTTATATTCTCGCAATCTTTAACAAAGTTTAAACAATCATTAGTATTAGATTGAATTGAATAAGTTAATTGCTCGACACTAGATAAATCAAAACTATGAAGATTAAAATATCTAGTTAGTTGACGCTTTGATCTAAGAACTTTTAAAGTATTAAAAGCACTTGAAGATATAAAAAGGTTTTCGAATTGTTTAAAGTTATAAAGTTTTCGAGTTTTTTTCTTTTTAACTATCATACTATTTAACCACCTTTCT